CAGCATCAGCAGTAAATGAAATATCAATTACAAATTCAGCTACTGGAAACTCACCAGATTTATCAGTAACTGGTGGAGATACAAATATTGGATTAAGCATAACTACTAAAGGTACTGGATTAATTAAATTTAATGATAGTGCTTATTTCCCAGAAGCTACACTTACAGATGGTGCAACTATCACTTGGGACGCATCAGTAGCACAAGTAGCAAAAGTAACTCTTGGTGGAAACAGAACTTTATCTGCACCGACTAATGGGGCTACTGGACAATTTATTTCATTACTTGTTATTCAAGATGGTACAGGTTCAAGAACATTAACTTGGAACTCAGCTTATGAATTTGCTTCTGACACAGCACCTACACTTACAACTACTGCTTCTCTTGGTGATCTATTTACTTTTAGATACAATGGCACTAAATGGTTAGAGACTGGTAGAAACCTTAAATTAACTTTATCTTAATATGTACGCACTGGTAATTAATAATGAAATAGTAAAAGTATTTGCAAACCCAGAAGGTTTTACTTTAAACGATAATCAATACTCATCTCAAATATTTACTGCTTGGACTACTGAAGAAAAACAAGCAATCGGAATTTACGAAGTTGAAACAGATTCTTCTAAGTTTAAAGATGAATCTTACTACAATAATACTAATGAGATATTTGAATTTAAAAATGGTAAAGCAATTAGAAAATGGGGAACTGCAACTCCTAAACAATTAGAAGATGTTAATGCTACTGATGAAGATGGCGAACCAGTATTACAAGATGGCAAACAAGTAATTATTAAAGGTTTAAAATCTCAAAAAATTTCTATATCTAAACAACAAACTGCTGGACTATTATCGTCTAGCGACTGGTATGTAACTAGAAAATCAGATACTGGAACTGCAATACCACAAGAGATACAAGATTTTAGAACTGAAGTAAGAATAGTAAGCAATCAACAAGAAACACAAATTAATGCTTGTACTACTGTGGAACAACTGAAGGCATTGTATGAATATACAAATACAGGCACAGAACAATCTCCAATCTACACTAGACCATTAGCAGAATATCCTAAAGAGGTAATCTAAATGCCTTTAATATTAGGTGCTAATTCTGTAAGTGGATATACAGTTAAAAACTCATTAAGATTTAATTCAGCAAGTTCTGATTATTTATCAAGAACTCCATCAAGTACAGGAGATAGACAAAAATTTACAATTTCATGTTGGGTTAAAAGATCAACATTAACAGCTTCAGGAAAAAATATAATGGTTGCTTGGGACACAGCAAAAGGTAGTGCCAGTTTTGGTTCTGCAATTTATTTTAACAGTTCTGACCAAATAGAAGTAGACCACGATATTGCTGGTTCAGATTATACATTTAATACTAATATGGTTTTTAGAGATGTTTCAGCTTGGTATCATATTGTTTTAGCAGTTGATACCACACAAGCAACATCAGCAAATAGACAAACAATATATGTAAATGGTTCTTCAGTTGCATTAACAGCAACAGCTTTAGGATTTCCAATACAAAATTTTAATACATTTTTTAATTTTTCTGGTGGTGAAAATGATATTGGTTCTAATTATTTTACTGCTGGTTATGCAGATCAATATATGTCTGAATTTTATTTAATAGATGGTCAAGCATTAACACCATCATCATTCGGCGAAACAGATTTTGACACAGGAATATGGAAACCAAAAGCATATACTGGTTCATTTGGAACTAATGGCTTCTACCTGCAATTCAAAAACTCAGCATCTCTTGGTACAGATTCTTCAGGAAACGGAAACACATTCACAGTAAATAATTTAACTTCTATTGACCAGACTACTGATACTCCTACTAATAACTTTGCAACATTAAATCCTCTAATTAAATTTCAAAATCCGTCTAGTTATAGTAATGGAAACAATACAGTAACAGGTGGTGGTTCTGGGTCAGGAGATTCCCCATCATCATCAATAGCAGTATCAAAAGGTAAATGGTATGTAGAAGTCAAAATTACTTCAACAGATTCTGGTGGAGAAGCTGTTGGAATAATAGATATAGATAAATGGAATCCTAATGCAAATGCTGATGAATGGTTTTATAAATACAGTTATGGATATGGATATAAAAATGCAAATGGAGATAAAATTACTAACAACTCTGGTTCATCTTATGGAAGCAGTTATACAGATGGAGACATTATAGGAATAGCTTTAGATTTAGATAACAATTATTTATATTTTTCTAAAAATGGTGTTTTCCAAAATAGTGGAGTACCAACTTCTGGTGCTACTGGTACAGGTTCTGCTTTTAATGTTGCTAATGGAAATTATGTTTTTAGTTTTTATCATTATTATTCCCACGTACTTTCAACAAACTTTGGTAACCCACCATACTCAGCTAATTCATATACTGATGGTGCTGGATATGGTAACTTCAGTTACGCAGTACCAAGTGGTTACTATTCACTTAATACTAAAAACTTAGCAACATTCGGATAACAGATGGCATATACAAATATAGATTTACCAACAGATTATTTCCGAATAAAAACTTATACTGGTAATGCTACCGCCAATACTCCAATAACTTGGAATGAAACAAATAATATGCAACCAGATTGGTTATGGTTTAAAAATAGAAGTCAAGCTCAATCTCATGCAATTTTTGATGTTCTTAGGGGTGTTACAAAAAGATTATCTTCAAATGGTACTGGAGCAGATAGTACAGAATTAACTAATTTAGACAGTTTTGATACAAATGGTTTTACAGTTGACTATGAAGCAATAGTTAATGGTAGTGGAGATAGCATGGTTGCTTGGGGTTGGAAAGCAAATGGTGCTGGAGTATCAAATACTTCAGGAACTATAACAAGCACAGTATCAGCTAATACAACAAGTGGATTTAGTATTGTAAGTTATACTGGAACAGGAAGTACAGCAACTGTTGGACATGGATTAGGTGTTACTCCAAAAATGCTTATAGTAAAAAAAAGAGATAGTGCTGGTACTGATTGGACAGTATGGGGTTCAGTATTAGGTGGAACTGTTGGAAGTGAAAAAATTGCTTTAAATGGAACAGTTGCAAAATCAACAGGATTAAATTCAAGTTGGTTTAACAATACAGCACCTACTTCAACTTTATTTACAATCGGAACACAATCAGATTTAAATAGTTCAGGTGGAACATATATTGGTTACTGCTTTGCTGAAGTAAAAGGATTTAGTAAGGCATTTAGCTATACTGGGAATGGTTCAACTGATGGAAGTTTTATTTACTGTGGATTTTTGCCTTCATTTGTTTTGTTAAAAAGAACTGATAGTGCAGGATTTAATTGGGTGATACATGATAATAAAAGAGATATAAATAATCCTGATTCTGCATACTTACATCCAAATACATCTGGAAGTGAAAGCACAGATAGAGATATAGATTTATTAAGCAATGGATTTAAAATGAGAAATTCTAATACTACTTGGAATGCTTCAGGTGGAACATATATTGGAATTGCATTTGCGTCTAACCCATTTGTTTCTTCAAAAGGAATACCTGTTTGTGCATTTTAAGATTTTTATTAACAAAATAAACTGATAATAATATAATATGATTACATTTATACTAGGAACAATATTAGGAGTTTATCTTGGTTGGAAATACGAGTTAGCAATTAACGATTTCATACAATCAATTAAGATTCACCTAAACTTGAAATAATCAAGTTAATCACCATATCCGTTAAAACAAACGGAGATAACAATGCTAAACTATTCAGACATAAAAGCTTATTGGTCTAAATTCTATGCAGATGCTTTTGAAGATGTAAAAACATTTTGGAAAGACTATGCTAAGAACGTAGAACAGTTCTACAAGAAATAACTTTATTAAAACACAATAGTTTGATATTAATGCACCGAAATTAATGGAGTGCATTTACAAACTTTGGATTGGTGGGTGTGTCTTGCTAAAGTCTTGCAAATGCGAAAAAGACAATGGCAAGAACACAGAACGAAGAACTAATATCTCTAAAGGGACATATCACAGGAATTAAGAGAGAAGTTAAATTACTTGGTTGCTCAGTATATAAGCTAGAAAAGAAACTAGAAACTCTATTCTGGTCTATACTTTGTGGACTTGGTGCTTTATCGTTAGCTTTAATCACAATATTTTTGGCTAAGTAACTATTGCTTAAAAAGCCGAATACAACTAACAGAATAGGTATATGAAAAGATACAAACGAGTTCTTTTAATTTCTGATCTTCACATACCATTTCACCACCCAGATAGTTTTGCTTTTTTAAAAGCATTAAAAAAAGAATACAAACCTGATTTTGTTTTAAATGGGGGTGATGAAACCGACTGTTCTGCTTTGTCATTCCATGACAGCAACCCAGATATGGATTCTGCTGGTAAAGAACTTATTGAAGCTAAAAAACACATACACGAATTAGAAAAGATATTTCCTAAAATGATATTGTTACATTCAAATCATTCTAGTTTAATTTATAGACGAGCATTAAAACATGGTATGACTAAAGCTTACTTAAAATCTTATAATGATTTTCTTGAAGTTGGTAAGGGTTGGGAATGGGTAGATGATTATAATATTCCTTTATCAGATGGAACAGAAGTATTTTGTACTCATGGAATGACTGCTGATGGTTTAAAATTAGCTATGCAATTTGGCAAACATACTTGTCAATTTCATTTCCATAGTAAATTTACAATAGCTTATTTTAGTAACCCTGATAAATTGATATGGTCGCTTCAATGTGGTTGTTTGATAAAGCAGTCCCACATGGCTTTTGAATATGCCAAGAATTTTAAATCAAGATTTATTGTTGGTACTGCCATGATACTAGACGGACAACCAAAATTATTTCCAATGGTACTTAACAAAGAAGGCAAATGGATAGGCAAGTTAGTTTAAATTTTTCTTTAAGAGAATTTATATATTCTGATACTGCAATCAGATTACAAATAGATAATACTCCAACTGATGAAGTTCTAGTTAATCTACAAAATGTATGCCAGTTTATTTTAGAACCAGTAAGAAATCATTTTGATAAACCAATTACAATTACTTCTGGCTATCGTTCTCCTGAGTTATGTAAAGCCATAGGAAGTTCTGTAACCTCACAACATACATTTGGACAAGCAGTAGATTTTGAAATTTTAGGAATACCTAACAAAGAAGTTTCTGACTGGATAGTAAATCACCTAGACTATGACCAATGTATTTTGGAATTTTGGAAACCAGAAGAACCTAATTCTGGTTGGGTACATTGTTCTTATAAACCATCAGGTAATCGTAAAATGTATCTTAGAGCATTTAAAGGAAATGGTAGGGTTGTGTATGAAGTCATTTAAAAAACAAGTTGGTGGAAACCACTACAAGAAATATAAAATCCAACCAGTAGAATTTATCATCAAAAATAATATTGGATTTGTAGAAGGAAATATTATAAAGTATATTTTAAGATTTAAAGAGAAGGGTGGTGTCCAAGACTTGTTAAAAGCTAAACACTACATAGAACTACTTATAGATACAACTAAAAGTAGATAACATCATTTAAACCTATTTAAAGCATAGTGGCTTTAAAATTACGATACACGACAACTAAACCTATAATATCAAAAAAAAGTGGTAATTTGTCGGTTTAAATAGGCAAATTTAAGGAGTTTAAAATAAGATATGTCAAATTACATAGTAACCACAATAGACCCAAATTATGTGTC